GGTAGCACCACACAAACAATTGGTTCTCTTGCTCAACTGTTTATTCATATTAACGGAGTCTATCAAGTTCCAGGTACAGCTTTTACAGCAGGATCAAGTCCTGGCACGATAGCCTTTACAGGAGCACCTGCAAGCGGTGCAACTTTCTCAGGTCAGATATTTGGAGATACTCTTGATATTGGAACTCCAAGTGACGCAACAGTTACAGCAGCTAAGCTGACAAGTATTCAAGGTGCGTATCGAAACGTACAAACTTTGACAGGAGGACTTTCTATTGCAGCATCTGAAAATGCGAGTATAGTAGGTCCCATAACAGTGTCCTCTGGACAAACGATAAACGTAGCTAGTGGTGGAACACTAGTGATATTATAGGAGAAAAAAATGGCAGATTGTGCACAAGCGATATTATCAATCGGCACTTACGAATTTGTAGTTAGTGGTATCGTGACTACTGAGGCTGAATTTAACTCACAAGTGAAGTGGGTTGTGGGTAAAGACTCCAATGGTACAGCTATTATGGGTGCAAAGCCAGACGCTGTTACTTGGGCAAAAGTTAAAGCCGACATGGACAAACAAGATGCGTTCGCATCTCAAAAGAAAATAAATGAAGAAGCAAGAGCTTATCTTGCGTCAACTGACTGGATGGCAGTCAGAGCAGCGGAGGGCGGAACTGCTATGCCTTCTGATGTAAAAACAAAAAGAGCAGCAGAACGTGCTAAGGTTGTAGATTACGCAGACTTTAGCGGATAGGAGAAAAAAATGGCATCATTAGCAACAAAGGTAAAACTATACTGTGAGGCTAACTCAAAGACTGTAGACTTTACAAAAGACGTTTTACTTCAGGACGATTCTGATGGTAAGGGTCCTTACATTAAAGAATGGAATGTTTCAGGATTAGACAAACCAACAGATGAACAACTTGCTGCGCAAGAAACAGCGGGTAACACTGAAGAAGCAAACAACGTTGTAAGGGCTACACGTAGAGCAGCTTACGGAGACATAGGCGACCAACTCGATGAGATATACAAAGACATCGATGCGTGGAAGACTAGAATCAAAGCTGTGAAAGACGCAAACCCTAAATCATAAGGAGTAATTAGTGGTATCACAGTTAAAGGTAAATGAAATTGTAAAGCAGTCAGGCTCATCAATCACGATTGGTGAGGCAGGAGATACTGTATCTGGACCCTTTACCACGGTTCCTGCTTTTTCTGCAAGAGTGGGATCAGAGATGTCATTATCTCAAAACACATATACAACTATTACAGCAGATACTGAAATTTTTGATAGTGATAGTTGTTATGATACTAGCACTTATACTTTTACTCCTAACGTTGCTGGAAAATATTATTTCTTTGCTAACATAAGAATGGCAGATAATTCAGCTGGAACATATGCTTTTGTTAGTTTTTATAAAAACGGTGCTACAGATGTGTTTGAATTAAAACACTATGTGGCTTCTCATGGTTCTAGTCAAAATAACACAGAATTGACTCTGACTCCTTGTAGAATAATTGATATGAACGGAACAACTGATAATGTAGCATGTAGAGTCCAAGCCACATCAACCGGAGTTGAAGTTAAAGCAGGAAGTGCACAAACAAATTGGGGTGCATTTAGGCTAATAGGAGCATAGATGACTAGTAAGCTTAAAGTAAATATACTCGCTGACGGTGGTGATAATGCCATCTTGACCTCTGACGGGTCAGGCTCTTTAACTATAAATAATGCCGGTTTAAAAATGACTCCTGCATTTAATGCAAGAATGAGTGCGTCACAAACACTATCAAATGAAACATACACTAAAGTAGATTTTGATACAGAGAGATTTGACACAGATAGTGCTTACGATCACAGCACAAATCAAAGATTTACAGTTCCAAGTGGAAAAGCTGGTAAATATTTTTTTTATACAAACTTTATTAATAGTGGACAAGCAGCAGCCAACCTGCAAAACACTCGAATTGCTTTTTATAAAAACGGTAGTCAGCTTATACAAAATATATGGAATTTTAATAGTAATGATATTTATTATGCGGGCATGCAATTATCAACTGTAATAGATTTATCTGTCTCTGATTATATAGAGGTTTATTGTAGAATAAGTGATTCTAGTGGTAGCCCTGCAATAGACGGTAGTGGTGATACACTTACGGAGTTTTCAGGATATAAATTAATAGGAGCATAACATGGCACTTAATACATTACCCGCAGGAGCTTTTGCAGATGATGCAATCACAGCAGATAAAATTAATTTAGCTAATACATTTGCTTTCACAGGCACCGTGACTGGCACCACTGATTTAGTTTTAATAAAAACAGTAACAATATCAGATGACACAACTATTAGTTTTGTTAATGGTTCAAACGGTGTTGTGTTAGATAGCACTTACAAAGCATATAAAATTATAGGTACGGGTTTAACTATTACAGAATCAGATGGAGTGCATTTAACTTTTAATGCAAGTATAGATACAGGTTCAAATTATAATGTCGATAAAACAAACACAGGAGAAAAAATAAATCGCTCTACTGGTGGCGATAATAATACATCCACCGCAATATTTAATCAGAATGTAACCACTGCGTGCAATATTTTAAGAGACCTTGATGGAAATGAAGCTAACAATCAAGCAAATTTTGAAATGACCTTATTTGAACCTAGTAGCACTGCAAATTTTAAATTCGCTAGAACATTAGGTTCATATAAAAGAACTGGTTCATACGCTGAACTATGTGATGTTATTACCATGTTAGAAACCACATCAGCAATAGACGCCATACAATTTGCACCCTCAGGCAGTAACATAGATACAGGACAAATTAGTTTATATGGGGTTAAGTCGTAATGCCAAGATATCACAATATAAACGGAGTAAGAGTTCAATTTACGGCAGAAGAAGAAACTGCATGGGATGCAAAAGAAAAAGCATGGAAAGAAGGCGCTTTAGATAGAGCGCTTACAAATTTAAGAGATAAAAGAAACAATCTACTTTCAGAAACAGATTGGTGGGGTGCCTCTGATAATACCATGACAGACGCACAGAAAAAATATAGACAAGATTTAAGAGATTTAACAACAGGTTTAGACACAGTAGAAAAAGTAAACTCAGTAACTTGGCCGACTAAACCAGGAGCGTAGCCATGTTTGGCGTAGCAGCTTTTGGTGAATTTGCTTTCGGCGAAGCTACTCACCAGCCAGTAAATTTAGAGGGCATTCAAGCTACAATAGCTTTAGGTGATATTGCCACTATTGAGGCCAACGCTGATGTTACTTTAGCAACTCAAGTAGCTAATGTTTCTATTGGTGATCTAACCTTTATTGGAACAGCCAACGTCACTCTCAGTGGCAACGCACTTACATCAAGTCTCGGCAGTATGACACCAAAGGCAGCTGCAGACGTAGCTGTCAGCACTAACTTAGCAGGAACCGTGGGAGTAGGCTCCGTAACTATTGTGGCTAAAGCGGTAGAGGTTCTAGGCACCAACCTGTTAACTTCAACTGTTAACGGTCCTGGTGTTGTAACTTGGAACGATATTAACGTGAACGCAAGTCAAACATGGACAAATATAGAAACATAATATAAATTTGGAGGCAATATGGCATCAACATTTTCTACATCGCAAAAATTTGAATTAATTGCTACGGGTGAAAAAGCAGGTCTATGGGGATCTACAACCAACACTAATCTAGAATTAGTAGAGGAAGCTGTAGGTGGTTATCTATCTTTAGATGTAGCATCCTCAGACCAAACCTTAACAATCGCTAATGGCGCCTCGTCTAATGGACGAAACATGATCATCAAGTTTACCGGCACTCTAGCTGGTAACAGAAGTGTTACTGTCCCCGACTCTATAGAAAAAATGTACTTGATAGAGGACGGCACATCAAGAAGCACAAGTGATTATACATTAACTTTTAAAACAGCATCAGGGACAGGTGTAACAATGCCTGTAGGTTCAAAGATGGTTGTCTACTCTGACGGGACAAACATAGTTCAATTGGCAGTAGAGAAAGGCTATCACTCGATAGCTAGAAACTATACAGCAGTTAACAACGATCAATTAATTATAGACACAAGTGCAGCAGCAAGACAGGTAACACTTCCTGCTTCTCCTAGTGTGGGTAACGAAGTTACCTTTATAGATGCAAAAGGGTCCTTTGGTTCTAATAATCTAACGATTGCAAGAAACGGTTCAAACATATTAGGCTCTGCGTCTAATTTAGTTGTATCAACAAACGGAGAAGCTTTTACCTTAGTATTCTTGAACGCGACTCGTGGTTGGGCTTACAAAGATAAAGTTTAAGGAGGATAGATGCCTCTTATCACTCTAGACTTTCTACCAGGCATAGATAAACAAGACACCACTAAAGGTGCTGAACGTCGTTTTATTGATTCCAACAATGTAAGATTTAGATATGGTCTGCCTGAAAAGGTTGGAGGTTGGTCTTCTCTTTTACCAGATAAAATAGTCGGTGTTGTCAGAGCACAACACCCCTTTACAGATTTAGATGGCAATAGGTACGTGGCCCTCGGAACGGATAAGTTCTTATTATTATACTTCGAAGGTCAACTGTTTGACATTACACCAATAAAAAGTTCTTTGACATCTTCAACGATGGCAACCACAAACACATCAGCTAGTGTCACTATCACAACCACAAGTGCACATGGAGCAAAAGCTGGTGACATAGTGCAACTAGATAGTGTCACTCTACCTAGCGGCACAGGTCTTAGTGCATCTAACTTTGAAGATGTTAAATTTCAAATAATAACAGCTCCTAGTACAACAACTTTTACAATCACATCAACTGCAGCTGCTTCGGCCTCAGTATCAACAGGAGGCTCTATGACTTGTAAGTTTTATGAACCTGTGGGTCCAAGAGAACAAACTTATGGTTACGGTTGGGGTGTTGGTAACTGGGGAGGCACTATTGATTCTGCAACAGCAACAACTGTAAACGAAGCACTGGACGACTCAGAAACAACAATTACATTGACAAGTGCTGCAGCTTTTCCTACCTCAGGCACGATTTTAGTAGACTCAGAACTTATTTCATACACGGGTAAATCATCTAATGATTTAACAGGGTGTACAAGAGGAGTTTCTGGAACCACTGCGGCTGCTCATGACAATGGAGCGACAGCCACCGACGCATCAGACTTTGGTGGGTGGGGCGTGGCTGTTAAAGCAGATCAAGTAGAACTAGAGCCAGGTCTATGGTCACTAGATAACTTTGGTCAAGTATTAGTTGCAACAGTTGCAAACGGTAAAACTTTTACATGGAACGCCGGAGCTACAAACGCAACATCTAACAGAGCGTCCACTAGCACATCTAGCTTTTCTACTTCTAATAATCCAACAGCTTCTAGAGCCACATTGATATCACCCACCACAAGACACTTAATACACTTTGGAACAGAAACAACAATTGGAACTACAACCACACAAGATGATATGTTTATTAGATTTGGTGATCAAGAGGACATTAATACTTTTGCACCTTCAGCAGTTAATGCAGCAGGCACACAAAGATTACAAGACGGAACTAAAATAATAGGAGCTATTAAAGCAAAAGAGACAATTTTAATATGGACCGATACAGCTTTGTACACCATGAAGTTTATTGGTGCACCTTTTACATTTGGCTTTGAGCAGGTTGGCACAAACTGTGGTTTGATAGGTAAGAACGCA